TCAGAGATGCTTGGACCGCTCATCGAACGTGAGATTACGATCCTTGCTGACCAGGGACTGCTGCCACCTGTACCGGAAGCGTTGCAGGAAGCGGAGTACAAGATTGAGTACGTCAGTCCGTTGTCCCGCGCGATGAAGAGTGAAGAGGGCGTGGGCATCTTGCGGACGCTGGAGATGGTGCAGCCTATCGCAGCGGTTGACCCCAGCGTCATGGACAACTTTGACTTTGATGAGATCACGCGTGTGTTGGCCGATGTGAACGGCGTGCCACAGCGTATCCTCAAGAGTCCGGATAACATCGATGCCCAGCGACAGGCGCGGGCGCAGCAAGAACAGACGCAGCAGTTATTGGCTGCGGCTCCGCAGGCTGCTGATGCTGCACTCAAGGTAAGTCAGATCAGTCAGGCTGCACAGCGTTGACGACACAGCGTCAGTTAGTCGAGGCATACCGGCATGTGTTTATGGCAGTGCCGGAAGGTCAAGTGGTGTTGCGGGATATGATGAAAGCCTCTGGCCTGTTTACGGTCACGGGCGTCCGCAGCCCCGAAGAGGTTCAGCATCTGGAGGGAACGCGCGACATGGTACGTCGCATTATTTCGTTCCTAAGTCTTGATGACGAACAGGTAATGAAAATTGGAATAGGAGTTATCGATGAGTGAGGAAGGGTCCGTTCTTGCAACGGGTAACCCTGTAGAGACACAGGGCGAAGAGGAAGTCGCAGCAGTTGCGGCAACGTCAGAACTAACATCACCCGAGTGGGTCAGCGACGAGTACAGATCGTTCGTTGACAACAAGGGTTGGAAGAGTGCGGACGACGCATTGAAGTCTTATGTCAATCTGGAAAGGCAGATTGGTCAGGACCGCGTAGCGCTTCCCAGCGAGGGCGACGATGTCGCTAACTGGGAAGGCTGGTCGCGCTTGGGAACACCGGAGACCGCAGACGGCTACGAGTTAAACGTCCCGCAAGGGTACGAAGAATATTCGTCAGACCTGTCCGATTGGTTCCGTCAGGAAGCGCACGCGGCAAAGCTGCCAGCGCATATGGCACAGCGTCTTCACGATGCATATGTGCAGCGCATGATGGACGGTCAGTCCGACGCGATGCTGGATCAGCAGCGCCAGTTTGAGGACTGGGGCAATGAGATGAAGAAGGAGTATGGCACGGCATACGACGAGAAGGTTGGCATGGCTCGTCGTGCTGTTCGCGCTTTTGGCTCCGATCAATTGTCAGACCTGTTGAATAATACAGGTCTTGGCAATCATCCGGAGATGATCCGCGCGTTTGCCAAGATTGGTGCGGAACTTAGCACCAGCAACCAGTTCAAGGACGCGGAGGAAGCTGGGTCATTTGGAATGACGCCAGAAGATGCCCGCGCAGAGATTGCAAGGATTCGGAGCCATCCAGGCTTGATGGACAAGGGAGACCCTGAGAACCGCGTTTTGAACGAGCGCCTCACTCAGTTGTACGAACTTGCCAATCCGGATTAGCGGATAAGGCGGAAGCCCCCGCAAAGACACGCCGGAAAGACGGCGACCAAAGACGTGCCGGGTTACCGATAACACGTTGCCAAACCCCTGTTTAAACCTTAACGCTAGGAGAAGCACATGTCTGTGCAAATTACTACGGCGTTCGTTGAACAGTATCGGGGTAATGTCGAACATCTCGTTCAACAGAAAGGTTCGCGTTTGCGTGACACGGTTCGTCTTGAAACGGTCACCGGCAAGAATGCGTTCTTTGAGCAACTGGGTTCGACAACGGCCTCGAAACGGACGAGCCGCCACAGCGACACTCCCAGACTAGATGTACCCCACGCGAGGCGTCGGGTATCGCTAGTCGACTATGACTGGGCTGACCTTATCGATTCCGAAGATAAAATTCGGACTTTGATCGATCCGGCCGGACCCTATGCCGAAAACGCGGCCTTTGCTTTGGGACGCGCAATGGACGATGAAATCATTGAAGCTGCTGATGGCACTGCCTTCACTGGCGTCGATGGATCAACGTCTACGGCTTTCGATACGAACAACGTTGTCGACGTTCAAGTCGGCGGCAGTTCTTCCGATGTTGGATTGAACGTGGCAAAACTACGCGCCGCGAAAGAAATCCTCGACGCATCGGATATCGATCCGGAAATCGAACGGTACTGCATCGTCAACGCCAAGCAGCTTAAAAACCTGTTGGGTGAGACGGAAGTATCAAGTTCGGATTTCAACACCGTGAAGGCGTTGGTTCAAGGTGAAGTCGACACGTTTTTGTCGTTTAACTTCATCCGTACACAACGCATTGGTGTTGATTCTAACAGTGACCACAAGGTTCTGTTCTACGCCAAGCCGGGCATTTGCCTTGCTGTTGGTGCAGAGCCGACTGTCCGCATAAGTGAGCGTGACGATAAAAATTATGCCCAGCAAGTGTTTGCGAGCATGACTATCGGAGCGACGCGTATGCAGGAAGACCTTGTCGGTTACATCGAATGTGACCCGAGCTAGGAGGATTAGACCATGGGTACTAAAAACTCCACGCTGGTTAGCAACTTCGAAGCTACACCACCTGTAATGAACGATGTCTCTTTGCTGCATGGCGTTTTGCGTGTAGCCCAGGGAACCATCGCTCTCGCCACGGGGGACAGCGATAACGATGATGTCGTGATGTTGGCTCCCATTCCCTCGAACGCAACTGTTGCACACCTCTTTATCGGTTCCGATAATTTGGGCGGTAGTTGCACTTTTAACGTCGGCATCTACACAGACGCCGGTGTTGTCAAAGACGAAGATGTTTTTGCCACTGCGGTTGCTGACGCGGCTGCGATGGCAGACGTTCGCTTTGAGGCGGCAGACATCAACACTGCCGGTCAAAAGATGTATGAGCTTGCTGGGGATTCGACTGACCCCGGCGGCTATTACTACATCGCTGCCACTATGGCGGCAGCGGGCGGTACTGCTGGTGATATGAGTTTCATCATTCACTACGCCGTCTCGTAATTGATTAGGGGGGCTTCGGCCCCCCTTTTCTTTTGAGGTTCAAATGGCTTCCACGACATTTGTAAGCATCAGTAATCGTGCGTTGACGTTTCTTGGCGCACAACCAATCACATCGCTGGAAGACGACACTAAGGAAGCGCGTGCCTGCAATCGAATGTTTGAGCAGTCGCGCAACCAAGTGCTTCGCGGCCATGCATGGAATTTTGCGATTAAGCGTGCGTCGCTTGCTGCAAACACGACGGCTCCGCTTTGGGAATACACCAACGCGTTTGACTGGCCGTCCGATTGTCTGCGGATCATAGAGGCGAATACGACTGAAGAGTGGGCTATCGAGGGCCGCACCATCGTCAGCGATGCAGCCGCGCCGCTCGAAATAATTTACATCAGCGAAGTAACGGACCCCACGCTGTTTGATGCGTTGTTTGTTGAAACTTACGCTCTGCGTCTTGCTGCCGACATCGCCTACGAAATCACGGCGAGCCAGCAAATCCTGTCAAATATGGAAGAACTTTATCGTCGCAAGATTGCAGATGCGCGCGTTGTTGACGCGCAAGAAGCGCAGCCTGTGGACGAGACAGACTTTTTGGAATCCAGAATTTAGATGTCGCGCGTCACTGCAATACAAACGAACTTCACGGCAGGGCAGCTATCACCGCGCCTGTTTGGCCGTGTTGATCTAAGCAAGTATGCCAACGGTGCTGCGGAAATCACAAATCTGATTGTGCAGCCCCACGGCGGCGTGACGCGACGGCCCGGTACAAAGTTTATCAATGAAGTAAAGACCAGCAGCGCAAAGACGCGGCTGCTGCCTTTCGAGTTTAGCACCGTGCAGGCGTATTGCGTTGAAGCTGGCAACCAATACTTCCGGTTCTTCAAGGATCAGGGTGTCATCCTTGAAGCGAACAAAACGATTAGCGGACTGACAAAAGCAAACCCTGGTGTTGTGACAGCAACAAGCCACGGGTTCAGTAATGGAGACCTTGTTTTCATTTCGTCCGTCAGTGGTATGACGGAAGTTAATAACAAGTATTTTAAGGTCGCGAACAAAGCAACCAACACTTTTGAATTGCAGGATGTAGATGGCAGCAACGTCAACACATCTGGGTTTACGACATATACCAGCGGCGGCACAGCAGCGCGCGTTGTTGAGATAGCAACCCCCTACGCAACCGCTGATCTGTTTTCAATCCAGTACGCGCAAACCGCAGACGTTATGTACTTAGTGCATCCGTCTTACGCACCGCGCAAGCTGTCGCGCACAAGTCACACAAATTGGACGTTGACTGAAGTTGATCTGAAAGACGGTCCGTATATCGATGAGAATATAACGACCACAACACTCGATAGCGATGGCACGACCGGCAGCGTTACGATTACGGCTTCTGCGGTGACAGGCATCAACGGCGGTAGCGGGTTCTTGTCAACGGACGTTGGCCGACTGATCCGTATCGGGCATCAGGCAAGTGAATGGGCGGGATCAACGTCGTTTTCGCTTGGGGACATTCGTCGCAATAGCGGCAACGTCTATGAGTGCATTAAGGCTGGAACGTCGGCCAGTTCCGGCGGGCCTAGTGGTGAACTTGATTCGATTGTTGATGGCAGTGTGAGTTGGAAATTCATAGACGACGGTGGCATTCACCACGGCAACGCGACGATAACCGCCGTCAACTCAACAACCGAAGTCGATGCGACCGTCAACAAAAATTTTGCCGCACACACGGCAGAGACACGATGGAGTTTAGGAGCATTTAGCGGTACGACCGGCTTTCCATCAGCAGTGGCATTTTTTGAGCAACGATTATTCTTTGCCGGCACGACAGACCAACCGCAGACAATCTTCGCCAGCCGCAGCGGCGACTTTGAAAACTTTGCACCGTCAGCGTTAGACGACGGTGCTATTGCGGTTACGATTGCAACCGATCAGGTAAACTCAATACGTTGGCTGTCGCCCGGTCAGAAGATGGCGATCGGCACCGCAGGCGGCGAGTTTACGTTTTCGTCGTCAGGCAATGAAGAGGCTGTGACGCCTACTAACTTGCGCGTGCTGCGACAGGGTACGAGAGGTGTTCACGCAACGCGGCCGGTTCGCATCGATAACCGTGTTCTGTTTATTCAATACCATCAGCGCAAGCTGCGAGAGTTGGCGTTTGACTTTGCGTCGGACAGCTTTGTCTCGCCTGACTTGACGATCCTGTCCGAGAACGTGTCGGGCGATGGTCTTGTCGAGATGACGTTCCAGCAAGAGCCTGACAGTGTTATCTGGGCAGCGCGCGACGATGGGCGTTTAGCTGGCTTGACGTATCTGCGCGATCAAGAAGTTGTCGCGTGGCATGAGCATGTCATCGGCGGCAACATATCGAGCAGTTTCAACTCAGCCAGTTCTGTTGGAAGCAATCGAATTACAATCAGCAGTCACGGGTATTCGACCGGAGATGCTGTTGTCTATGACGCGGCGGGTGGTGAAGTTGTCGGCGGTCTAACAGATGGACAGACTTATTTTGTTTACGTCGTAGACAGCAACACCATCAGTTTAGCGGCGAGCGTAGCCCAATCAGAAATCGGTGCAGTCATTACGCTGGCGGATGCGTCGAGTGCTTCAACGCAATTTCTAAAGCAAGATGCCAAAGTAGAAACAGTCATCAGCATTCCAGGGACGAATGAAGATGAACTGTGGATGATTGTGCAGCGAACCGTAAACGGTGTAACGCGTCGATATGTCGAAGTGTTGACAACTAAGTTCGATACGTTTCGCGGTAGCACAAAGGTTGGTTCCGTTTTTGTGGACAGCAGCCTAACGTACAATGGAACGGCGACCGGCACGCTAAGTGGTCTCGATCATTTGGAAGCCGAAACAGTTTCCATTCTTGGCGATGGTTCTGTTCATGCTGACCGCGCTGTCAGCAGCGGCGCAATAACTTCAATCTCGCCAACCGTGACCCGCGCGTCTGTTGGGCTTCCGTATACGTCAACATTGAAAACGTTACGCCCCGAAAAGGGTGGCGACGACGGCAGCGCACAAGGTCGACCGAAGCGAGTGTTTGAAACAACCTTCCGCTTCCTTGACACGCTTGGCGCTGAATATGCGCCAGGAACCAGCACCAGTTTCGACACTGTGCAGTTCCGCGAAGGTTCAACGCCGATGGATATATCACCCGCCTTGTTCAGCGGTGATAAGACTGTGCAGTTCCACGGCAGTTGGGAGACCGAAGGTCAAGTGCAAGTGCGGCAGACGCAGCCGCTCCCGTTTGAATTAACCTCCATTGTCACGCGCATCGTGACGCATTCTGGGTAATAGTATGTGTACACCTGATCCTGTCACTGGGACCGTGCTTGGCCTTTCAACGACACAATGGGCAGCGGTTGGCGGCGTATTAAGCGTTGCGTCGTTCGGCCTCACAGCGATGGGCCAAATGCGACAAGGTGAGGCACAAGCAGCACAATTGCGTCAGCAGTCTCAAATTGCAGAATTTAATGCGCGCGTTGCTGAAAACAATGCAATATTAGCGCAGCAAGCAGCAGAGGCCGACGCAGATACGATTGATCGTCAACGAAAAATAGCCTTGGCAAAACAAGCGACAGGATTTGCTGCGTCAGGCGTTGTCATCGATGAAGGTAGCACACTAGAAGTTCTCGGCGACACGGCTGCTGAATTTGAAATGGATCGTTTAAATCGTTTGCATCAGGGGCAAGTGCAGTCAAACGCTCAACGCATCCAGTCAACGCTAGATCAAAACAACGCACAAGGTTTGCTGTCTCAATCGTCAGCAGCAAGGTCCGCAGGGAGAAGTGCCGCAGTAGGAACTGTTCTCGGCGGTGCGGGTCAATTGGCAATGACTGCACCGATATTCGGTTCAACAAACGTGCCAAGCGCAAGAACTGTTCCCGTTCCAGGTCCACTTAGCGCTGCGTCTGGCGTCAGCATGTTCCCTAGCGTCGGTCCTTCATAGGAAAACTGATGGCAAAAATACCAACATACACATCGCGTGCTGGTGCTGTTAGTACATCAGGCATTGCCCGCGCTTCTGGTATTCCCTACCGCGATTTTGGAGCGCAATCGTTAATTGATGCTGGGAAGCAAATCGGTGTTATTGCTGACAAGATTACGCAAGCCGCAGAGGACGATGCAGTTGGTCAAGCAACTCTAAACGCATCTTTAAAACTAAACGATTTGCAAACTGAATTGCAGACGATGGACCCGATGGCAGCAATGGCTGCATATGACGATAGGGCTGCGTCTATTTTAGACGAGGCTGGGGCCGGTCTATCAATGAACGCTGGTGCGCGTTTCAAAAAAAGTATGCAGCGTAATTTTATCGCTGGAAAGATTGCCGTGCAAAAGGACGGTATCAAACGCGGTCGGCAGAAGCTGGAAGCAAACCTTGTATCGCGCATGGCGGGGCTGGCTGCGTCGGCGCAAGCTAGTGATGATGACATAATCTATCAGCAACGTTCTGACGAGGCGCGTCAAGCAATTGACGAGGCCATCGCCAACCGCGTCATCGCGGCAGATGTTGGCGAGCGTTACTATCAGAAATATTTGAACGATGCAGACAGCGCCCGTGCGTCATTCGATATGCAAGCTGATCCAGATGCGTTTGTTAAAAACATCGCAAGTGGAAAGTATTTACCAAGCTTGACAGGTGAACAGCGCGCAAGATTGCAAAAGCAAGGCAATGAAATATTAGAGCGTCGAGCGCGCAAGGCAGAAACAGAAAGAAAAGCGGCAGAGAGAAAAGTTATCAAAGCGGCAGATACCGCTTTAAAAGTTGTTGTGGCTGGTGGGGATTACAACAAGGTCGCCCAAGATTTAGACCCCGATATGCTTCGCATGAATATCCAAGATCAAGACGAAGCAGAACGTATTATTGAATTAACGCAAGACGCTGTTGCGGGTGCGGAAATTCAAAACGATTTGCACAATCGATCAGGTGCAGAAATAGCGGACATATTATCCACATCAAAGGGTGACATAGACGCAAACGTTTCTCCGGAGTTGCAACTACAGAATTTAGAGCAGGACAAGCGGTTACGAGCCGCAGCGGCGAAAGTATTAACAGCGCGCCAAGAAGACGCTGGTCGGGAAGCACTCCGCAATGACGCGGTCAAGGAAGCATACCAAGACTTTCGGCAGTCGTTTATGTCAGACGATACTGAAGCAGCGGGCGTAATGTATCGCAATTATGCTTTCGTTCGCGATGCTGAATACGACCGGCTGGGCATCAATCCACAAGACCGGCGGCTGCTGCCGAATAGTATGGCGGAAGAGCAAGCCGATCTGTTTAAAAGCGGTAATGTTACGCCAGCAGACGCAGGCGAACGCATAAAGCTATTGCGTCAGACGATGGGCGACGATTGGCCTATGGCTCTGAACGAAATGCAAAAGTTTAAGATGCCAAAGACTGCTGTAAAATTAATGATGGTAGACGACGATGACATCCGTACCCGGATGATCCGTTCAGACAGGGACGGCGGTTTTGAGGAAGTAGCAAAAAGATTTGGTTTAAAAAAATCTGACTTTGATAAAAAAATAGTCAATACAACGCAGAAGTTTATGCAAGCGGCAGACCGTGTTGGCTTCGCTTTGGCAGGCGGCATACAAGACGCCGTTAAGTCTGTTGCCCTAGACATGATGTTTTACGGTGATGAAAACTCTGCGAGTTCCGCAATTGAGTCAGCATATGATCTTGTCGTTGCCAAGCAATATGCAGTTGTCAACGAAGGCCGATTGCGCGGCATCGTACCGCGTGACCAGTTTGAGCAAGGCGATAATCCGGCGCGTTTAAACGCGGGGTTGATGCATTGGTTTGAAGAAAACTCCGACTTTGTTTTCCATCCAAACAATCGGCCAACGTTTCAAGCTGGCGTCACGGTGCAGGATGCACAAGGCATCACTTTCGACTTAGTTCGACAAACTTCTATGTGGCGGCTAACGCCGGACGGCAGCGCCGCAGAATTACATGTTGGCGACAACAAAGCGTTTGATGTCGAGGGTAACCCCGTCCGCGTATCTATAGATGAAGCGATGCAATTGTTTGAACGCGCAAGGGAAGCAAGACAGTCTGGCGCTAGGCGCATGGGTGGTAGAGCGCAATAATGCCTCAACAGTTTCCCTCACCGCTGTCGAATAAAATACGACCGTTTGACGCGCAGTTCGACATAAGCACCACTGCGGGTGCTGCGTTCCGCGATGCGTGGGAGACCAACCCATTTGTATCGGCGCTGACATCTTCAGAATTGAATGAGGCGCGCGGCCTTGGTGATGCCGTCTTCCTCATTAACAAAGAAGACAAGATTCGGCGGCGGTTAGAAGAAGACCCTGATAATTACCCGACCCTGTCATTAGAGGAGCAACAAGAACAGATCGATGCGGCCGATCTGACCAAGGCACTCAAACCGGAGTTTGGGGAGACGCAAGAAAGTCTGGATATGATTATCCGGATGAAGCAGGAAGAGCTTGCGCGTCAGACCGTCATATCAATGGGCAAAGATGGTTTTGCTGCTGGCGCGGCGAACATCGGTGCTGGGTTTGCAGCAAGTCTGCTTGACCCGGTCAATCTTGCCGCTGGTTTCGTACCAATCATCGGACCCGCTAGATACGCTGGATTGTTAGCGCGACAGGCGACAACAGCTAGGCGGTTTGGCGTAAGGGCAGCGACAGGTGCCGTCGAAGGCGCAGCAGCGACGGCATTCATAGAGCCGGTGGTATTACTTACGACGGCCGACCGGCAAGCTGACTATGACATCTACGACACGTTTG